AGTGCATATTGCATTTGAGAAATTATATCCAAGGATGAAATTCGATTTGGAACATGTTGCCCCTTTGAATGTTAAACAATGTATTCGTGGTACCACACACACAAATCCATTGAATACGAAGGCTGGGTATGGCTTTCCTCATTTTCAACTGAAGAAATCACAGATTATCTGTGGTTCTCTGGATGATCCGGTGTTTGAGGATTGGTTTGCAGAAGAATTGTGTCAGGGTCTGGAGTTGATGGATCGTGGTATTCCATATTTGAATGTTGCTGTTGCGAACGTTAAGGATGAGATTATTAAACAGGATAAAATAGATAAGGGGATGGAGCGTATTTTCTTTGCAGGAAATACACCCTTTCTCATCTATTGTAGAATGTATTTGTCTCCAATTATGGATGTGTTTATGGCAAATCGTGATTTTCTTCCAGGTCAAATTGGTATGAATGCTATGGGATCTGAATTTGCAACTAGACTCCAGACAATGTATGATATGTTGGAGGATTCTGATTATGCTGCTTTCAGTGAGATGATGGAGAAAGCTGGATGGATGGACTCTGACTATGCTAAATATGACAAAACACTTTTGATTTTGTGTTTTGGTGTGTATTTGTTGTGGTTATTGGTGCAGCGTTGTCCATTTTATATGGTACATCCGGTTGAAATGAATAGAGTTAAGATGATACTCCAATCGCTGCAACAGTATGTTATCATTATTGGTGTGGATGTGTTTCTTATGCATAAATATATGCCAAGTGGTGTGTTTGGAACAGCTTGGGTTAATTGTTTGTGTGAGTTGTTACTGGAGATTTTGCAATTTTATTTTTGTTTGCACATATCCATAAATAAAATTGTTCCTACGCGTAATTTTGTTCTGGATTTATCTCGCTCATATAATTTCTTTGATTTTGTTGCTTTGATTAATTATGGTGATGATAATTTAAAGTATGTGTTTGAACATTATCGTCACATTTATTCCCATGATAATATTATGAAATTTTGTGATTTTATTCAAATGACACTTACACCAGCACGAAAGGAGGATAAAACAATTGAGTTTAAAACATTAGATCAAGTTTCATTTCTTAAACGGACTCCAGTTTATGATCCAGAGCTGGTTACCATCCACGGAAAGTTAGAATTTAACTCCATTGGTAGAATGTTAGCTTTTAGAGATACTAACGATTCCCAATGGGAGCAGATGGTTTTCCAGGTTGCATTATTGGAGCTTAGTGTTTATCCATCAGAAGTGTACGAAAGGTTTTGTGATATCTTTTGTATAACTCCCCAAATATCACAAACAATGTACCGTTATAGACGATACGCTTTTAGGTATGATCAGAGTGAGTCTCTGAATAAACCTATGATGATTCCTCTTTTAAATGTTGAGGA